CCCTTTAGGTTTTGGCTACCTACCTGTATCTTGTTTATGTGACCACACCTTTCGTTTGAGCACTTTATGTTTGCCCAAAGCTTGTTTTCCTGATTTGGAAAAGTCAGCTCATATACTCTAAATAGGATATGATATCTGTCTACTTCCAAAAAATCATTGAAGTTTAGTGGTCTTCCTCCAGGAATCTTGATTCTAGTACAGGCGTTTAACACAAAATTAATCTTTTCCCTAACGTCCAATGGATCATTCTCATCAATCGTAGACCAGTGACGAATCTCTTTGGTCTTTGCCGATCTTAATAGTAGCTCTGTTCCTTCTGGATAGAATAGTCCCAATGATGGAAGCGATCGTAGATCTAATAGTTTCCAAGAGGATTCGCCTGCTGCCGAAAGCTCTGGCGTTTCAGAATATCCTCGTATTTGACCCAACGCCTTTGGAGTGGGTTCTTCTCTAGTTTCCTCAACCGTGATCGTATTTACTCCATGTATTCGATCCTGTTCTTCTAGGAAACGCGCAGCTTCTTCTTCATCGATTCCGTTTAATTGCATAAAAAATGGTTTTTTATCTTATATACAAAAGATGATGCTTGGTTCTAGCAAGAAATACTTTGCTTAAGAATTAATGAATTCAAAAAAACGTAAAGCTCTATTAGATCTGCTTTCATATATTCTCTCAATTGTATCTACGTAGATCTCAGTAGATTCAAGAGTAGATGGATTTTTTATCCATGCTCTAATAGAGTTTGCCACATAGTTTGGAACAATTTTATCCAATTTTCCGACCATTACTTTTCCGTTTTCTGAATTGATTTGAGAATTAATCACAATACCTCTAACCCTATCTCCGGGTTTAAAGTAGAATCTTAGTTTACTTATTTGTTGATCGAATGGAGATACACCAGGATCACCCTTGATCGACATATCAGTCAGCGGATTCTGCTTTATCGATACTCCTGGAGTGAATTGACTTCGGCCTGTAGTAAAGTTAAAGTCTCCCTTGGTTCCATAGAAGGGTAGACCTCTTCCAAAGTCCTTCGAAGGCATGGCTGCCCCATCATAAAACTCATCGATTCTCTCCATTAGAATACGGTAGGTAAAGTTTTTCTCTTATATCCAAGAACTGTGTAATTTCCTTCTTCGTCTATCTCAACTTCACTTGAGTCACAAAAAATAAATTTCTTTAGGTATAAATCTATGATTGGTCTCCAAGTTTGAAGATAAGTTATCGGATATAGCGGAGCATTAGTATCATCATTATCTAGTCCCCAAATCTTTACGTGAGTCGCAGTAGAAATAGAAGTAAGATCGGCAAACTCAATTCTAAAGATTGGACCCTTTGCGTTTCCGTACTGTGCAAGTTCTCCTATTTGATAATAACCTAGTCCAGTCGTCTCAATGGCTGATCTTCTTCTGTCTGTTCTAATAAAAGTAGGCTCATAATTGATCCCAGCATTAATGTTAATTATTTCAGTTGCGTAACTAGTCATTTATTTAAAGTTTTTTATAGAGCCGTACCAAATAAAATCAATGCAGAAACTCTAATTTGATAATTATTATTTTGGTTACTTAGTACTATTTTATTTATTATTTGAGCAGGGTCGTTTGATTTAGGATTAGTAAAAATGGAAAAGAAATTGTACATTGGATAAAATGTCATGTCTCCATTGTACCTCGTAATTTCTAACGACACATTCTTATCTGAAATCAAGATCTCCTCTGAATTTAGATCGTTTGTTGGATAAGTTACTTTTACTAAAATTCCTCTAACATATGACTTACCGCTTTCTAATTCTGCTAGTGGAATAGGCAAGTCATTGTCAAATAGAGTTATCTCGTCAGATCCGCTCCCATTTTCTTTAACAGTTATGCCGATACACGAATAACCGTCAGTAGGAAACGCAAAATCCTTTAGGCAAAAATCTTCAGATATCTCCTTTCCATCAACGATACCAAAACATTTATTATCAAATAATTGAAGTATTGGCTGATTTTCATAACCCCCACAGCAGTCGCATATCTCATTCAAATTAGGTACCATTTGCCCCCTGTTTTTTATTATTTATTTTTTAAAAACGAGGTAAATTGTTGTCGTAGGTATTTGGTTTCTTTTTGGTTAAAAATACTCCTGGTTTTACATCAGTCGGTTTATCAGTCCTTGGACTTTTTTCTGACTTTGGTACGAACTTAACGGTGTCCTCAATCGATGGAAGCTCTTCTTCTATCTCTTCTTTAAGATATGGTGTAAAGGCCAGAGCAGACGGTTCTTCTTCTATCTCTTCAGGAGTAGGATCTTGTAGCTTGCCCTCTTCCTTAAGCTCAGCAACCCTCTTCCAAACACGATCAGCCTCATCCTGTAAATCCGATTTTTCATATTCTTCTATGATCTCCTTAGAATCTTCTAAATTATCTTCTTCTTGATATACAACTGGCTCAAGGTCTCGATCTCCATATTTAATAAAGAAGTGTAAACACGTCAATGAAATTAAAGGAAGTAAACCTCCCTCCAATATTGCAAGCAGTCTACGTTGAGCCACTAGATCTGAAGTATCACTAAACGAATCAAATAGAGGAAGAGTAAGTTCAGCCCAATCTTTAAATTCTTTGGAAGCAACGTCGATCTCAGTATAACTATAATAGATGTTACCTATGAATTGGATCAGAGTAACTATGATAAAAACAAACCATACTGAAAATCCTTTTACTCTTACTGATGATGCGGCAATCGATGAAAGAGCAGCAACCTCAACTGCAATCGACAAATATATCGCCCAGTTTATTGGATTTCCCAAATCGTACCATCCAACAACGTGAGAGATTGAGATTATTGCGACCGATAGAATCGGTATCAGAAAGGCTGATCTAATTATCGATTCTTTATTTCGATTTATCCAACTAATCATTTTATTTGATTATTTTTCTAAAGAGGTGATCTCTTTATCGATTTCAGCCTGACGATTAACGTCAAGTATCTTACGATCAGTAGATTGGATCATTCTTTTTTCTACCTTAAGTCCCTCGATCTTAAGATCCTTATTCGTTACTGTGATCTTTTCTAGTGAGTCTACCTTTTGAGATAATACGTCTATCTTTTTATTTAACGGCTTTGTTGGATTTCCGCAAGTGTTGAATAAGATAGTGAGTAGCAAAATCAAAAATACTTTTGAGTGATGCTTTTCCATAAATATTTCTAATTTCTTCATGTGATTTTATTTTTTTATTTATTAGGATATTAATAGTGCTGAACCTATTAATGCTAGCACTAGGGTTGAAAAGTAAGAAATCGAATAGATTAAATCTGACTTTTTATATTTTTTAAAGTTAAAACTGATTTGTAATATGTAGCCATAAAAAGAATCAGTCTGTACCCTTTCATAGTCTACTTTAATTGAATCTAGTAATCCTTCCTTGGTTAAAAAGTCATTATACTTATTCATTTTTTCTGAGATTAATTTGAGTTCAACCGACTCTTGAGAAGTCTCAGAATAGAGAAGGAGTTCAGGATTAAGGTCTATTCCGATGTACATATTGGAATTAGAATCAGCCCTAAGTCCAATTTCATCCAATTTTCCGGTTTTATTGAGCTCGACTACTATTTTTTTGAAAGTTCGATAATTGCCAAGTTCTTCCAAACATATTGAAAGCTTCTTATATACTTTACTAGGGGAAATATAATCAAGTATCATATGATTAATTTTATTTTTTCTTCGAATTGAGGGTTTTTAAGCAGAACAGAAAACCTGATATCTGACCTGATCTTACGAAGTTTAGTCTTTACTGTGTTTTCGTTTATCTCATAATCGAGTGCTATCTGCTTTACTTTTTTATTTTTTATCATTTTATCGATAGCGATATTCTTAAGGAGAGGATCTTCTATGAGCAGTATTTCATCAACTGTCGTTTGATAGATGTCATCGATGTCAGTAAAGGAACTTACTTCTTCTAATTCACCAGGATTTTCGATCTTAGAATACACGGTTTCAATGTCGTAGTGGGAATTCTTTTTTAGATGATGAAGATAGAGTAGAGTTTCATTACGAGCGATCGTGTAGATCCATGTAGTAAATCTCCCCTTTTCAAAATCAAATTGTGCAAGGTTTTTAAAAATCTTCTTTAGGGTAAACTGTAAAGCCTCTTCAGTATCAAACTCGTTTTTACAGAACTTCCAAATGTAATATTTAAGCTTTGGATAGATTAGTCGAGCTAACTCATTTTTTTCTCGATCGGTGTTTTGTTTTTTAAGTAGTTTCTCAGATATTTCTTGAATTCTTTCATTGATTCTTGTGTTGTTTAGCTCGTACCCCATAAATTTATGCCTCCATGATTTTATTTTTTTTAAGAGCGTTGATTATTTTTACACACTCTGCGCATTGTTCATACATCTCATGAGATTCATAGAAAACTATGGCTCCCTCTAGTCCACTTATGAACTTATCCCTCGATAAGTTTATTGTGTATTCAGATTCATTGATCGATATCTTAATCACCTCGACCTCAAAATGACCATCGTCCTGATAGTGGTTTTTTATTGACTGTAAGAGATTGTCGTAGATCTCTATCTTATGGCGATTAAACACATCGTCAAGCCCAATGTCGCCTTGAAATTTAAGAATCTTCATAGTTTTAATGTTTACACAGCGGTTTCAGTAATATTATACTAAAAAAAATTTTAACGTTTAAAAAATTTGTCCTTAATTTTTTGCATTTTTTCCAAAGAATTTACATCAAACACATGTTGACGATCTTTATTTCCTTTTTCTGATTGATTTAGAGGTGAATTAACTTCACGTAAAGTATCATAATCAAATGCAGGTCGATTTGAATTAGACCTGAATAGGCTAAATATTTTTTCCTCGACTTCTTTTCTATATTCGTTAGAAGTGGCTTCGTAAGTCTCAATTGAAAGTTCCCACAATTGATTTGATTCTAATGCTGGTGCCAAGTTTATACACGTCATTGCTAAATCATCATTTCCATTTTGTCCTCGATACGTCCCACCCTTGCTTTTACCGAAAGCCATAAGTTCCATTACTGTTAAAAAGTCATTTGGCACGATCTTTTTAATCTCAACAAAGTATTTAAACTTTTCACAATATCTGATTTTATTCGTCGGCCCAAGTCTAAGTCCCGGTTTAACATTGACTGCCATCTCAGTGTGTTTAGTATGAACTAATTGGGATGACCAGTATGCATCATTGTCCTCTAGCCTATTCTTTATTATCTCTCCTTTATGATTCATCTCAAGCACGATCCTGACGTTTTCGGGATTAAATAGTTCGTATGTGATAAATTCAACGCCTGCCGCAAAGTCATTGATATCGTATTCATTGGTCCTAAATGTCGCAACTTGTATTAAAGAAGTGGTGTCGATCTCTCCACGAATTGCCTCTTTTTTTCTAAGAAGCTCGTTTACGGGTAGGCATGCCATCTTATATATGTTCAAGACTGAATAGTCTCCTCCGGTTCCATCTGCAGTATCGATTGAAAATACGTATTTTGCAGCATCTTTCTTATAGTCATGATAGAGCCGATTGGCATAGTTTGGATGCACAGTAAAACAGCTATTGATCCACTGCTTTTCTTCAGGCAAAGTAAATGTCGTGTTTACGTAATTTGACTTGATATTATAGAGTCTCTTTAATTCATTGGAGTTTAAGAGTAACTGATCGGATGAAAAGAACTGTAGGCCATACTCCTGATTAAAGTCTTCGACTGATCCGAGGTTGGCAATAACTGAATGCTTCCACGCCTCGTCCCTATCCTTAACCTGCCACCAATCAACCCTAAGTGGAACATAATCGCTTTTTCCAGCGATCGCATCGACCCAGATATCATAAAATTTATTTTTACCGTTTGGTGTTGACGTGATGATTACTTTTGCATTTGGGTCAGCTGTGATTGTAGGCACGATTGCTCGATAAAACTCATCTAACTTTGCCTCATCGATGTGGGCAAACTCATCGATATACAGGATGTTTACAGTAAGACCGATACCTGATTTTTTAGTGGTCGTCCTACCTACAATACGGCTATCGTTATCGAACTTGATATTACCTGAATTGATGTGTTTGATTCCAGGTTTCATAAAAAACGGTAGCCCATCAAGACAGATCCTAAACTTATCCATTAACTCACGAGTGGTAGTAAAGTTATCAGCAACGATTAGAGCAGTCTTGTCAGATTTGAATAGTAGAAACCAGAGGATAAAGATTGCTGACGTGACTGATTTACCAGTCTGACGACTTGCCATTAGGATATTCCACTTGTTTCCCTTAAATGATTGTAGTATCTGTTCTTGAAAATCACGAAGACCCTCAGTTTCCTTGATGTATTTGACACCGTCTCCAGTTTGGATCTTACAATAATTAGTCGCAAAGTAGAGAACATCAGCTTTGCACTTTTTAAGTTCTTCTACTTCTTCTGGCGTATATTCAAAGGGCAGGTTTCCTCTCTTTAAGTTAACGTCATTGTCTTTGAATGGAGAATTATGTAGACCCTTAATGTCAAATCCATCATTTTCAATTGAGTCTAGAAGCTTATTGATACGATTGGTCGTCCAAATCGAAGTATTAGTGTCTTCCGCTGAGCCGGAAAGATTTGATAGTTTTCGATGGCTAAAAGCGCCACCATTCGTCATGACGTCTTTCATTGGGTTAAATTATTTCGTTGATGTCCATAAAATCATCGTCAGCTTCGTCATCATCATTCTTAAGCTCTATGTTTCTCTCTCGCATAAGTTCGGACTTATTAGATGGGTCCAATAGACTTCCAGTAGGTACTTTAATTGAGTCTGGTACAGATTCATCAGGTAAGCTATTAATTAGATTTTTTGTTCCTACTGTGATAAAGAATTGACCCTCAGTAGAGCTTGAATCCACAAATTCTGAGTCCGGGTTCACTGGCGCAGCAGAATTCAGCTGACGATATGTGTCTTCAAGAAAGAGCACGTAATTGGCTTGCATCTTGGTGATGGAAGCCATTTTGTCCTGTAACTGACCCATGACCTCTATTAATCGAGGATGAGTGTTACCTGAGGTGATCTCTTCCATTACCTTGATAATGGTGATCTTAATTGTCTTTAATTGAAAGAAAA